TCAACGCGGACCTTCGCGGCTACGCCGCTCGGCCCGTTACTGCCAGCGTTGGAAGACATCAGCCGCGGCGGCTGTCTCGGCTTTCGCCGCGCTGGCGGCTTCTGATTCGGAATAACCGGTGGCTCGATTACCTGCGATTCGCCGGCCACCAGCTTGCGCATGTACGCCTGCAGTGATTCGTCGGTGAATCGCCACTCGCCGCCAACCTTGGCCCCTGGCACTTCTCGCTTACTGACCAATTCGCGCAGGGTGTAAGGCTTCATGCGCAGGAATTCGGCAGCTTCTGTCAGGATCAGGACTTTCATTGAACGTCCCATCCCCATAGTTGAGTTTTGCCACCGGATTTGCTGTTGGCGAACTCGGCCAGCATGCGCCATCCGGATTGCTGCAGGATGGTGATTTGGGCCGCATTGCCGGCGTCGACCGTGCAGGTTGCGAAGTCGTAGCCAAGGCGCTTCAGCATCTGCATCTGGAGCTCTTTGAGAACGTGGCCATGGCCGCGACCACGCATGCCGTAGCGAACGAAGAAACCATGGCAGTGCGCCATTTGCGGTTGCGATGGCGCGGGCTCGATGTGGAAGGCGCCGGCATTGTTTGAGAATCGGTTCATGCCTCACCCCCGCTTTCCGCCCATCGCATCGCCTTGTTTGCCATGAAAAAGGCTTCAGCGCATGTCATCTTGCTGGATCGGATATATAGTTCTCCATCGGCGTCATAGGCGATTATCAGCACATCCTGCATGCCGCTTTCCGCGTCGGCAAGCGCTGAATGCAGAGCTTGCGCCGGAGTCATAGTCGTATTCGGCGCCGGAGACAGCCTGATGATCGGGGTCGTCATTATTTTCTCCATCCAAATTGGAGCGGGTCGCGCAGTACCCAAAGGTGCCGCATGTTTGCCACATTCACGATGTCCCGGTCCTTCGGGTAAATCTCCACAGCCATGTAGTCGCCGAGCCCAGCCTGCCGCTTGATGTCCTGTAATTCTTCCCAAGTGATACCGTCCTTCCAGCGCCCAGATGACGTGTCGATTTCAGAGCGAGCTATGGAAAGGCGCGAAATTCCATCGTGTTCTTGGTAGCACTGGACGAGAAAGAAACGGCTTCGCAATACGGCATAGGGAATCTTCGAGGCGCCTGCCTGGTACGCCGGCCATTCCGCTATTGGAACGGGCTGAAGAACGGTCGGCAACTTGGCGTTGTCGCGCGCAAGTTTGCGGCGCTGTTCTCTTGAATAATTCATTTGTTTGCCCCCATGATCGCCGCCAGCAACTGATCTATCGCAGCAACACCGTCGCGCTCGTAGGCGGCGATGGCTTTCTTGTGCTTGCGATCAATCAGCCGAAGCGCGGCGCCGTTGTTCTTTCGATACCAGCGGCGAGAACCCCGTGCATGGACGCGCTGTCCGTTTTCGGTGTTTCGGTAGCGCTTGCACGCCTCGGCATTGGTCAGGTTTGGAAGCTCGGGCGCGTCGTCCAGTGAGCCCCATTTCCATAGGGCGGCATGGCGGCCCTTTGCTCGGCGCCAGGCGGCGATATAAACGGCTTTCTCGGGCTTGGCGTGAAGCTCTCGGATCAGGTTGCCAACAGCGCCGCGATTGCGGTCGAGTCGTTCAGCGATGTCGTCGACGGACAGCGCCGGGCTGTCCTCGCCGAGAAGGTCCGGAAGTTCTTCGAGCAGGGTCTTGGCGTGCTTGGTCATTACTTCACCATCGGCTCAAGGGTATTGGCATCGACGCCGAATGCCTTGGCAACCTCTTCGACTTCCTCGCCGAGCGATCCAGCCGGATAGAAGACGATGGCCGGCACTTCGGTTTTGGCCTGTTTTTCGGCCTGACCGTAGCATTTGACGGCGTCAACAACTTCCTCTGGTGAGTTTCCTTCCCACCCTTGATCAACGATATTTTCAGCAGGGAAAAGCAGTATCGCGTAGCCGCCATCTTCGCCTTGGTTTAGTTCGACATTTCCAAGGAACATGAGTAATTCGATGGTGCGCCACCGATCGGCATCTTTCGCCGCCTCGTCGAGTTTCGCCTGAAGCATGGATTTGTCAGAGCGAAGACCGGCTATCTCGTCGTTCAAATGCGCGATCTGCTGGCGCATGTTTGTGATCGTCAGGCCGGCGCCTTCTAGCCGTTCAACCTCATTGCACAGTTCAGCAATCGCCAAGCAGGCGGCGTCCATTGGGAACCCGTGATACCAGGCGGATTCCCATTGTTCAAGGTTGTAGTTCGCCCGGTAGCAGTGGAGGGTGTTCGCGTCCATGATCAGCGTCCAGTGCTGCCGAATCCGCCTTTGCCACGGGCTGTCTCGCCAAGCTCATCGACGAACTCGAACGAGACGCGCGGGATCGGCAGGATGCAGGCTTGGGCGATGCGGTCGCCGGGCATGACCGACATTGGCATGCCTTCGTCGCGCTCGACATCACAGGTCAGCTTTACCTTGATTTCGCCGCGGTAGTCGGAATCGATGCAGCCGACGCAATTGGCCAGGCGAGTGTCGAAATTGAAGCCGTGGCCGCTGCGCGACAGGATGAACATGCCGTAGCCTGGGGGAATTTCGAAGGCCAGGCCGGTATCGAATACGACGGGATGGCCCTCCTGTACCAGACGCGGCAGTGTGTTGATCGAGTACAGATCGAACCATCCGGAGCCATCGGTGGCATAGGTCGGCATCTTGGCAAGCGGGGAGAGTTGTTTGATGTTGATTTGCATAATTTATGATAATAGATTGATTAGGATTAGGCAAGCATTCTAGGTGCTGGCTAGAACGGGATGTCGTCGCCGAGATCGTCGAACGAGGGCTTCGGCTTGTTCTTGGCCGGGGCCGGCGCGTAATCGGTCGGTTCGCTGTCCTGGTTGCGCTGGCCGCCATCGGACTTGCTGCCGAGCATCTTCATTTCGTCGCCGCGAATCTCAGTTGTGTAGCGCTCTTGGCCGTCCTTGTCCGTCCATTTGCGGGTACGGATACTGCCCTCGACATAGACTTGCGAGCCTTTCTTCAGATACTGGCCGCAGATTTCGGCCAGCTTGCCGAAAAACGAAATGCGGTGCCATTCGGTCAGTTCCTTCTTCTCGCCGGTCGCCTTGTCCTTCCAGTTTTCGCTGGTTGCCACCGTGATGTTGCACATCGCCTCGCCGCTGGCGGTGTAACGAACTTCCGGGTCCTTGCCCAGATTTCCGACGATGATTGCCTTGTTGACGCTTGCCATCACGCACCCACTTTCTTTGTCACAAGGTCGATGATGTCGGCGACCGTCTTGCAGGGGTCGATCTCTTCGTCAGCAATGAAGATGTCGAATTCGTCCTCGATCAGCATGAATGCTTGGATCGCGTCCAGGCTGTCCATTTCCAGGCCGTCTTCGAGGGTGGTTTCCGGCTTGATGCTGTCCTCCGGGTGGCAGGATTGCTCGGCTAGTACGCGGGCGACTGCCTTGAAAATGTCCGGCATGCTATTTCCCCTTGGTGCGGCGTGGCTGGACCTGAATGGTAGGGGCGGGCAGGCCGCGCTCCATGATGGGCAACATGCTGCCCATTCCCATGATCAATGCGGTTGCAAGTGAGGCTCGGATATTTCTCATGGATCACTCCTGATTCGAGAGGAAGCCCGGGCGGGTGTAGATCACACCGATTTCGCCACGGATGGATTGTTCAAGAAGCGCGATGTCGGCGGTGGCCACGTTGTAGCGGTCTTCGGCTTGATGGCGCTTGGTCGGTTCGTCCTTGTAGCGCTCAACGGACTGTCGCATGGCTATGGCGCGTTCGCCCGCCTTGACCAGTTCGGCGGCCATCTTCTTCGGTAGCGGGAACGGGATGGCGATGAACTGGATGTCGAGCCCGGTGCGGAATTGGCTCATTTAGCCACCTTGGCGATCAGTTCTTCAACGGTAACGCCGCGCAGCTTGGCCAACTTGGCGATGGCGGCGGCCGGCGTGCCGTAGGCCAGGTCGACCACAATGCGCGTTGGCTCCGGGGCGTTGCGCCCGCCTTCGTAGCGGCTGCCGCCGGATTGGGTGACGCCGATCCGTGACCAGAATTCGGTCTGGTTCATGCGCAGTTTGGTGCGCAGGGTCTTGTAGTCGGTTTGCTTGCTGGATGCCATGTTATTTCTACTCCTTCTTTTCGATGATCTTGGTGAAATCGTGCTGGCCCTTGATGTTCTTGCCGAGGAACGATCCGATGGATTCGGAAGTCTTGAACTGCTCGAACTTCTCGGCGCTGACCCCTTTGTAGTGGTAGAGCGTGCCGCCGTGCTTGAAGCGGACGGCCATGGTGTTGGATGACGGGTCGTGTCCAATCTCGGTGATTTGCGAACTGGTGACGCTGTGCATGTGCATGGTTTGCTCCTGTGGTTATTTGGACACTTCGCCGCCAAGCGCCGCGATCAACTGCGGCATGAAGCGGGTCAGTTCGCCGGTCATCAGCGCGAAATCGGCGTCGAACTGCTCGTCGGCATATTCGGCATTCTTTTCGGCCTCTTCCTTCAGCAGGTCGAGGAAGCCATGATTACGCGGCCTTCTTGGTTGTCATGCCTACGCGCAAGGTGTGGTCGGAGATTCGCCGGCAGATGGCCGGGAAGCTCGCCTCGTTGTAGAGCTTGGCGTTCTTTTCGGTGGTCGCCTCGAAGCCGAGCGAGGCGAGGAATTCAGCCGACACCGTGTAGCCAAGGCGGGTGCAGATTTCACCGAGCTTGATCTTCGGTAGGCAAGCATCGGCAGGCAGCGCAATGCGCGCGCCGAGAACGGGCTGCGGAATTTCGTCAGCGATGGCGGCCGGTTGTTGCTCACTGGCGATAGACAAAGCCGGTTGTGTCTCAGATTTCGGCTTTTCTTCAACACAAGCGGGCTGTTCGAACCGCGTCTGGTTGGCTGCCGTCACTTGTTCTGCTGCTGCCTTGCGCTCGGCGTCCAGTTTGCGGATTTCTTCGGCGGCCCGTTCGTTCGCTTCGCGCTGTGCCTTGGCCTGTTCCTCGGCGCGGATCTTCTCGCGCTCGGCTTCCAGGCGCTTGGCTTCCTTTTCCTTGTGCTGCGACACGCGGGACATCAGCAGGGCGGTGAAATCGTCCTTGGCCTTGGCACAGACGGAAGCCAGATCGGGGAACAGGAAACGCCAGTCGAATCCTTCGCCTTGGAGGGTCTTGATGTTGTACTCGATGCGGTCGGCAATCTCGCTGGTGGCGACTTTGCAGCGGGCCAGTTCGGCGCTGACCTTTTCGCGCATGGAGTCGAGCGACTTCAAGCCTTTGAC